CTTTCGTATCTCCCTGATATACACGTAGATATAACTTTTGTTTGGAGCTTTTGAGTGCACTGTACCACGGTAACGCTTGGGCGTAAGCTCAGGAATATCTACTGCCTCCTCTAGCATAGACTGCCCTTCTTCGTTGATCCACCTGGCCTTGCCAGTTCCCGTGACGGTATGCTCTGGTAGTTTGCTTTTTACTAGTTCTAGTAGTAAATCCAGCTCGACATTGTGCTCCTTGGCAATTGCTTGTACTCTTTTCTTGGGCATATTAGTATCCTCCTTTTTTATTTGTAGTTGTTTGCATTGATGCATTGGTCATAAAGTCTGGCCCTTCCCCTCCGTTCGACATTCGCAAATAGCGTATAACGTCAAAGAAATCCTTCAGGGGTTCGTCGGACTTGCCGTTTGCATTGTAGTTGATTAAGCTGTCGATTAAGTTTCCGCAGTCCTTGTGTATGTAGCACAGCGGACGATTCGATAAGTCTACGCCTACATTTGGGTTATAGTGAAACCAGTCGTCGAGGGCAGTAATGCCCCGATCTTCCATTACTCCGCTAGAAGGAATGAAGCTTAGACCAAAGTCATAGAAGGATGTAAAAAGATCATCATTGTTCTCATTCTCCTTTGCAAAAAATCTTGAGTCACCAATTCTTTCGGTTACCTCAATGCCTAGGTCTTCCTCGATCTCCTTGAATAACTCGCAGTATCCCTCTACGTTAAGACCTACCTTCTTAGATGCAGGGCCATATCTCCACTTGGGGTCACCGAAGATAGCCCATTCCCCAAAGGTATCACGGTCTGGCCATTCCTTCCTGATAAATATCTGGCCGTCTTCATTTACCCCAGCCCAGATGCAGGTGTAGTTCCTTGCTCCTGCGGGGTCAACTACCTGATAGCAGGTGAACTCCGACTTATCCGAAATGTCGGGGAACTCAAACCCGTACTTGTTTGGTTCATCGTCTAGGACATTTACTTCTGTGTTGAAGTAAGGTAGCAGTGCATTCGCTGATTTAACTGGTACGCCGTAGGCACGTACCATTATAACTGACTCAGGCTGGTTTACTAGGTCCTTGGCTATACGTTCGTAGCCACCAAATGGATTCTCGTCTGAGTGCAGGTATACAACTCTTGCATCTCTGCTAGGACTGTACTGCTCAATAGGCACTGCCTTGTTCTTTAGTAAGACAGCAGGTCGAGTCTTTAAGGTTTCAGCGTTCTTTAGGTACTCGGATATAAAAGGTGTATACCCGTCAATCGGCGTAAAGCCGATAAGCATCTTGGAGTCACGGGTAGCTAAACGGAAACGCAAGGTGTTGACCAGAGCAGCGTCACCTAAGTACTCATCTAGCCAGGCTCCGATATTCAACCCTACTGGTTTCTTGAACCCGAACTCAAAGCCCTCTAGGATTGTCTGGTTGTTACTGTACTGCGTGTAGGTCTTGAAGTCTACACGTGTCCTAGTATCTGGGAAAATAAACGAAGAGGCCGTGAAGCCATTCTGCATAGAGTAGTTGATGTATCCGTCTACGCTCTTGGTCTTGCGCTTGAACTCCTTAGGCATCATCTCCCATACAGCGGACTGCTGTACCTTGATAGAGGTATCTGCATTCTGGGAGAAGCATACGATATGCCCGTCCATACTTTCCGTGACGGCCTCCATAAGCATCTTGGCGCAGCCAGTAGTCTTGCCCGATCTGTTGCCACCTAGTGCCAGCACTTCATTGTTTGTACGTAATCCTGTACGTATGCGGTCCCATCCCGCTAGGTCAAAGCCGTAGCGTATAGGGTCTTCCTCTGCTGCTTGTATACGTCCTTCGTGCGCTTCGTGCAGGGCTGCCAATAACTGAGGGTCCTGCTCTCCAAGCAGGACTATCTCCTCGTCTGTAGGAGGTCTAATTATTGGGTGCTCTGTAAATTGAATCGGCATTACTTACTCTTAGAACGTGGCTGCTCTGTCTTAGGTGCAGTTGGTTTCTTGCCCCAATCAATATCATCGTAGTTCTTACGCTGCTTATCTTGGTTGTGTCCCTTGCGTGGACCGCTTCCTTTAGTGCTCATCTGTTTCGATTATATCGTTACCAATTGAATAGAATGCTTCACCTATGCTCTTTGGGTGATACCCTAAGGCGTGGCACATACGGGACATCAATTCTGCAATTTCATCCGCAGTTAGATTATCACCCTGAGTGCTAAGCGAAATAATTTCTTCGTGTTGTTCAATTGTTATCTTCATAATGTTTATAAAATTAAAAAATGTAAGCACATTTCTTTTAACGTGTCTTCGTTACATCAATTACATCTGCTTGCTTTAGCTTCTGGATTCTATCCTTGGCTGCCTTGATTGTTTCGTCGTAGTCCTCCTGTGTAATGACTTGGCGGTCCTCAGTTATCTGCGTGGCCTCGCCACGAGCGGTGAATGCCTGACGTGCAGAGTTAGATACCGATATAGAAATCTCCTTCAGGTCCCTGATGGTAGGCTTTAACTCCCCTGACTCTAGGTCTTCCCGAACTGAGTTAATAAGGTCCTCCTCTAAGCTAGAGAGATTCAGGTAACTCTTTGCGGCAATCTTGCCGCTTAAGTCCCTGAACTTTCCTAGATGATCCGTGTAGTCCGACAGGACGCTGATGACTGTCTCCCGATCAATGCCGTACTTCTTTACGATCCTTGTCTGGCTACTGCCAGTGCTATACAAGTACAGTATAGATGCTACCTTCTCTGGGTTATGCCTGGACAGGCTTCGTACCTGAGCAATCTCCTTCTTGTCTGCTACCTCCCATATGGCACCCTGGATCTCCAGCATCAATGCCTCTTTGTCCTCAGATGAATTTTCCTCTAGCATTATTATATATTTGTTAAATAAAGCTTGACTGTCAACCTTATACTTCAGTAGACTCAAATCATACTCCTTAAGGAGTCCAAGCCATAAAGAGTTTCTTGCCCGCAGGGCAAAAGAAATAAGGTATCCATAAGAACAAAGAAATACTTAACAACACTCCTTAAGGAGTACACGACCTAGCTGGGGCTGGAACCCTATGAGTAGTGTTTTTTTTTATAGGGTGGTTTATGAATACACATTTCTGACTCGACAGTTGTAAGTTACCCCCTCCCCCCCCATCCAACTCCAGACTGACGGACGGAACCCCGATCGGGCACGGCAAGGGACACGGAAGCTACCCCACAGGGGCACGGCAAGGGACGAACGATTTCCGTGCATAAGCCCAGCTAATACTAAGTCCGCAACCTCGGCTCCATAAGCCCAGCTAATACCAAGGGACTTCCATAAACGTAAACAGCGCAGCTAATACGGGGGAGGTTCACGGGTATGAGATAAGTTTTTCTTCTTTGAGAGGTGAAAGGATTGCAGCATAAGTTCTCCTACTCTACTCTACTCTACTCTACCTACATAAACACAGCTACTGCTAGGGACTCTTGTACTCCTTAAGGAGTGTTCGTAATAGCTATGGGGATATGGCAATAGGATAAGGAAGTCTTATGTCAGTATTCTATGATAAGCGCAGCTGTCTGCTGCTTCTCAGCATTAGCGTAGCTACTTAAAGGGGGACGGCTACAGGGTGCCTGAGAGGCTCTGTACGGCTTCCGACTTGGCTACAGGTATGCTGACCCTCGGGCGCTCCAAAAATGCCTTCAGCGGATTTCGCTATATATATGTTCACTAGTTTTATGGCTAGGCTATGACCACGTTAGGAAGCTAATCACATACGTTAGGAAGGTGCAAATACAGGTGAAAAGGTCGGCAGAGGTCGGCAGAGGTCGGCAGCTGCCCAAAAAAAAGATGCATATATAGGTAAAATAATCCCGAATCGAGTTGACAGTACACATTCTATACACATTATAGCAGTTGTAGTACAGTTCTTTGACAGTTTAAGCCTCAGCCGAGGCACCGCCAATCGCAGCGGAATTAATGCGAAGCTGAACCGCAATGACGAGAGACTAAGGATCTCCCCAGTATAGACAGCCGCCGTGATCATCTAGCACAGATGCACGATCCGAATACAGACCGACACTGTAATAACACTCAGCCTCTCAGCCTAACACGCTGAG